GCCTTCCTCCTTTGCTTTGGCAATATACCAATCTACAAAATCTTCACAATCTTGATTATGTACACTACTGTTTGACTTTAATCCAAAATGGATATCTGTAAAACAAGCTACTTTCTTAAATAAATTTGTCATTCACTACTCTCATCAAATCGTTTAACAGCTGCGGCATGTTCTCCAGATCCAGTTCTTGAATAACTTGGGTTCATACCGTTGATTTCTAAAATGTCATCACGGATGTTTTGATTGCGTTTTTCGATATTAATAACACGAACAAAACTATTAGTAACTGCCGCGGTAAAATAGGCAAATGGATTATCCGATTTGCTTTCGTCAAATTGCAATCCTATCTGTGTTAATTGTAAAATTGCTTGTCCTTTCATTTCGTCGTTATAAGTATAACCACGAACATTACCTCGGGTAGCATACCTCTCACATAATTTTAACATCATCTTAGCTAAGGTGTTAGTTATTTGGCCCGCATCTTTGTCAAAGTGACCCTTTTCTAAATCACCCTTCCAATGGCTCTTACCAACACATATTAATTTGTCTTCTTCATCAAACTTCCAATGTTGGAATGGTGGAAAATTAACTTTATCTCTATGATCCGCAGCAGTTTTTGGATTCTTTTTACGCACACCGTTTAATGGAATGTGATCATATGACATGATACGAAAGATTAAATCGGTTTTTTGTATTTTTTTATAGTCGACTTCACAATCTGCTTGTTTGACTTTTTCGCCAGCAGCTTTACGTCTGGCATATTCGGCATCTCCTATTCGTTTTGCTTGATTACGTTTAGCTTCGGCAATGCTTCTGATATTAATTTTATCTATACTGGGTAAAATAATGTCGTATTGATGATATTCTGGCTTGGTAAAGCTGCAATATGAGCTTTTTGATCTATGTATTTCTAACAACATATCCTTGTTGTTTAGATAATTTACTTTTACATTCATCCTTTAGAGTCCTCTGTTATAACAAGTATAAACTACGCACTTAATAAAGTCAAATAAATAATATACCAAAATAGGAAATTATATGAGTAACTTATCGAGTTCAGCTTTCAGTGTTGTAGGAGCCGCTAGTGCAGTTAATTCGGCTGCAAATCTCGGTGCTGCTCTTGCTAGCGGTAATGTTGCCAGTGCACTTCGCAGTATTAATTTACCAGCCGCCGGCGCAGTTAGTTCAGCACTCGGTGTTGCTAGTGCTGTGTTTGGCGGCTCTAGTTCAACATCTAATGACTGGCGAGTTAGGTTAAGCATGTCTTCTGCTGCAAGTTTTCAAAGTAGCCCAGTGTTTGCTCCATTAAAATCTGCCGGTGGTTTAGTATTTCCTTATACTCCAACTATTACAATCAATAGTGCTGCAAAGTATAGTCCAATAGAAACAGTTCATACAAATTACATGTTTCAATCTTTCAAAAATAGTGACCCTGGCGAAATATCTATTACAGCACCTATGAATGTTGAAGATGCAACACAAGGTGCATACTGGTTAGCTTCGGTGCATTATTTAAGAAGTTTAACCAAAATGTTCACAGGAAATGACCAATTGGCAGGTAATCCTCCTCCTATTATCCTTCTAAATGGTTATGGTAACTATGTGTTTGAAAATGTGCCAGTGATAGTTACAAAATTTAGTTGTATATTACCTAATGATTGTGATTATATCACGGTGCAAGGAAACGATTTTTCATCGAGTGGACTAGGTGGACTAGGTGGAATAATCAGTGCAGTAGGATCTGCTATTCCTGGATTATCCAGTGTTACAAATGCAATAGGTGCGGTATCAACTGCTGTCAATTCATTATCTAATTTAGCTTCTACGTTAGGCGGACTTGGCGGAGATGCAACTGGCGGAACATCGACTAGTAGTTCAGTAAGTCATGTGCCTACCAAGAGTGAGTTTAGTATTACTTTACATCCGATATATAGTAGAGACAGTACACGTAACTTTAGCTTAGATAAGTTTGTAAACGGCGGGTATCTTGGCAATAACTTTGGATACATTTAATCATGGCTAATTACAGTAATACTAGTCCTTGGTACAATACTAGACAAACAACAAATTATCTAGATATACTAACAATCAGACCAGTTTCGGCTGATGTAGATGATTTTTTGTATACCATTGAAGCGCAATATATGTATCGGCCAGATTTATTGGCATTTGACTTGTATGGAACAGCACAGTTGTGGTGGGTTTTTATACAACGTAATTTAGATGTATTACAAGATCCTATACTTGATTTTGTTCCTGGTACAAAAATTTATATTCCAAAGAAATCTGGATTAACAAAAGTTTTAGGATTATAATATGGGAGTATTTGACGATCCGGGTGCTACGATATCGAGCATTGGTACTACAGTATCTTCGGCGGCAAACGGAGTAGTTACTGGAGCATCTAATTCACTAAATTCTATCACCGCAAAAATAGGATCAGGATTGCCATCAGTAAGCGGAATATCTGGTCTTGCTGGCGCAGGTAACGATACTGGTATAGTTCAATCTGGTGTTAAACTACCATTACCTAATCCTTTATTTGCTTATGCAAGTTACAATTGCATTTTAGGTCTAGGCATTTTAACAAAAGATGAATTAGCTAGTCCTGATACAACTTATAGAGCAGGGAAACCATACACTTTAATTTGTAAAAGTGGTAGTATTGATCCTGCTAACAGAATTCAAATACCTTACGGAAAATTTGAATTCTATATAGACGATTTACAATTACAATCAAACATTGGTGCTGAAGCAGGTGCTAACACTAATGTAAAGACAATGTCTTTCAAAATAATTGAACCATATAGCATGGGATTATTTTTCTTAACCCTGCAACAAGCTGGATTTAATACAGGACACGATAATTGGAGAGATGCACCATTTGTATTATCTATTGAATTCAAAGGTAATAAAGAAGATGGTACAATGGAAACTATTCCTAATACTTCGAGGTATATTCCTATTCATTTGGCTAAACTAGAAATGACAGTGAATGAGCAAGGAGCAGTATACGATATTTCAGCCAATGCATGGGATCAAGATGCTATAACTGACGGTTACGCTAAATTCAAAGGTGATGTTGCAGCAGCAGGTACTACTGTGCAAGAAATGTTACAAACTGGAGATAAAAGTCTTCAAGTTGTAATGAATAAAAAATTAAAAGAAACAGCAGACAAGATGGGATGGGAAGTTCCTGATCAAATAGCTATATTATTTCCAAAATCTCCTACAACTGCTAATTCTACATCTTCATCACCGACTGGTAATACATCTGAAGATTCTTCTTCACCTACACCGGCAACATTGCCATCAGATGGCACAACAATATCAGCTGATATATTAACTAAATTAAATGTTAAAGTTAGTTCTAGCAATGGATTAGTTCAAGACACTTCAGATTGTAATGATATAGGCAAAGCTAAGATGGGATTTGACCAAGATAGAAAAGGCGATCCGTCAGTAGGCAAAGATAGTGTTGTATACAATCCTGATACTAAAATAAACGAACGTAACAAAAACATGGTTGATCAGACTAAGTCTGATATGAAATTTTCTCAAGATACTGATATTATCAATGCCATCAATCAAGTTATATTACAAAGTAAATTTTGTCAAGATACATTTGATCCTTCAAAATTAACTCCTCAAGGTTATAGAGGATGGTGGACAATTGATACTCATTTTTATCTTAACGGTGATACAGACAATGGCGGACAAGCACCAAAGATAATTGTCTATAGAGTTTTGCCTTATTTTGTACACAATGAATCTGGCGTGATTGTAGATAAACCAGTTGGCTATGATCAATTAATTAAGGAAGCAGTAAAAGTTTACGATTACATTTACACTGGTAATAACGTAGATGTATTAAAGTTTGAAATAAAATATAATGCGGCATTTACGAATGTAATAGCTGCTGACGGTAATTCAGGCACACAGGATAATATTAAACAAGCTGCCAGTGGTGGTGCAGATCCTGCAACTACATTATCTTCATCTCCGCTTCCTAATATAGCACCCCCTAAACCAACACTCGGGGAAAATCCAAATTCTACTAGACCTAATATGACTAAAACTAGTACTGATGGATTAGGTGGCGGCGGCGCAGAAACACAAGAAGTACGTGCAGCTCGCGTGTTTCATGATGCTATTACAAAAGCAAATGGAGCCGATATGCAAACTTTAAGTTTAGACATAATCGGAGATCCATATTGGATTGCACAAAGCGGTACAGGAAATTATTCTTCGGCACAAACTGAACACGTTAATCTTAATGCAGACGGCAGTGTAAACTATCAAAGCGGAGAAGTTGACTGTGTTGTAAACTTTAGAACACCGGTAGATATTAATCAATCTACTGGATTATATGAGTTTGGAGGAGGAGCAACTACTCCGATTATGGCTTTTAGTGGACTTTATAGAGTATATCAAGTTAAGAGTTCATTTAGTAAAGGCGATTTCAAGCAAACGCTCATAGGTAACAGAAGACAAATGCAAGAGTATAAAGGAGCTGATAATAAGAGTACTGTTTATAATGCTACAGCTGCTAAAAATAATCCTAACGACGATGATGCTAATGTTAACCAAAAAGGTGATGATGCTAATTCGCCATAATACTGTTAAAATAATTAAGGAACAACATGCCAGATATTAATGATCAATCAGCAATTAGCGCAGGACAACCGTTACGTCGTCCAGGCCCCTTCATGGCCAAAGTTATTAGCAATATTGATCCAACATACATGGGTGTGTTAGAAGTTGAAATATTAAGACCAGTAGGTAACTCAAGTTCAGAAGGTGAATTACATCAGGTAAAATACATGAGTCCGTTTTACGGAATAACTGATGTAGCATTTGCAGGAAATGATCCTAACGACTATAACAATACACAAAAAAGTTATGGTATGTGGTTCATCCCGCCAGACGTAGGACAAACTGTTGTTATAATTTTTATCGACGGAGATCCTAAACGTGGTTATTGGATAGGATGTATTCCGGATGTCAATACTAATTTCATGGTACCAGGTATTGCATCTACACAAAAAGTTGTTGAAGATGTAGAAAACGATAACAATGGAAATGCAGGTCGAGTTCCGGTTGCCGAATACAATAAAAAAATAGATGATACGGCACAAGATCCTACAATGAATCTAAAACCGCAACATCCGTTGTCAAAGGTTTTACAATCTCAAGGTTTGTTGTTTGATGATACTAGAGGTATTACAACAAGTAGTGCACGTCGTGAAGCACCTAGTATGGTTTTTGGTATTAGTACACCAGGACCAATTGATAAACAAAGCGGTGCTAAACAAGGTACTATAGGTAAAAGAGAATGGGCAATACCTAATGCATACGTTAGCAGATTAGGTGGAACTACATTTGTCATGGACGATGGTGATGACAAATGGTTAAGAAAAACTGATGCAAGTAGCGGCCCTCCTTCTTATGCCAGTGTTGAAAATGGCGAAACAGACGGACAACCTACTTTATTACACAATGAATTATTTAGAATACGTACACGTACTGGTCATCAGATTTTATTTCATAATACTGAAGATTTAATTTATATCAGCAATGCTCGCGGGACCAGCTGGATAGAATTTTCTAGTGATGGAAAAATTGATATCTATGCACAAGACAGCATTAGTATTCACACTGAGAATGATTTGAACATTCGTGCTGATAGAGATATAAATTTAGAAGCTGGTAGAAATATTAACATGAAAGCTACAGCTGATTACAGTTCACAATCTCATACTGATTCAAATGGAAATCCTAGTGGTAGAATACAAGTAGAAAGTTTCAGTGACAGAGTTTTAATTGTAGGACAGAACAATAGTATACAAGTTAAAGGCACACACGATGAAACTATTGTTGGAGAAACAAAAATAACAATACAAGCTGACACTTCTATTAATATTACAGGAAATACAGATTTGACCACAAGCGGAAGTTATAATCTTAACAGCGGATCAAACAATAATTTTACTGCGGGCGGCACTACTAATATCCTCAGCGGAGGTAATCATATTGAAACAGCATCCAATATACATATGAATGGACCAACTGCTGCAACTGCTGCAACTGCAACTACCGCCGAAGTTCCAACAGCACTAACTACGTTTGATAACCCAACTCCTTCGATTGATGGTGCAAGTCCTGCAACTGCCGGAACACCTATAACTAGTATCATGGCACGTATACCTACAACTGAGCCTTATGCACATCATGAGAACTTAGATCCAACAACATTCAAACCAGATTTAACAGACAGAGAAGCAATATCTTCGGCAATTGCAACACCAAAAGCATGGTCAGTGTACAGTACAACTACTGATACATTTAAGAAAAATCAATAAGGAGCGAACATGGCAACTTCAATATATCACAAACCAGTTGTTAATACACCAGCTAGTACTGGTTCTATAAGACCACAAATGTACAGAGGGTTTAGTACTGTTAACACTAGTACACAGAACTTTGCCTTATATGATTTTGAGTTAATTAAGCAAGATATAATTAACAGTTTTTATGTACGCCAAGGTGAAAGATTAATGAATCCTAACTATGGAACTGTTATTTGGGATTTAATTTTTGAACCAATGACTCCTGAAGTTCAGAGCTTGATAATAAAGAATGTTAATCAGATTTTTAATGCTGATCCTCGAGTTACAGTAACAAATCTGTTAGTTACTCCGTATGATACAGGTATACAAATAGAATGTACTTTGACTTATTTGATTTACAATATACAGCAAAATTTACAGTTGCAGTTCGATCAAGCGAACGGTTTAGCAACTTCAGTCCAGTAAAATATGCACATAATGTGAATCAATAAATACTATATTAGGAATAATTATGAGCTCAACGGATAGACAAAATAACCTGCTAGTATCCGAAGACTGGCAAAAAATATATCAGTCATTTAAGAACGCTGACTTCCAAAGTTACGATTTCGACAATTTGCGTCGAACAATGATTGACTATATCCGTACTAATTTTCCTGAAGATTTTAACGATTATATCGAGTCCAGCGAATACCTTGCCCTTATTGACCTTATTGCTTATATTGGGCAAAGTATAGCTTTCCGTGTTGACTTAAATGCCCGTGAAAACTTCCTAGAACTTGCTAGCCGTCGTGATAGTGTATTGCGTTTAGCACGTATGATTGGCTATAATGCTAGTAGAAATGTAGCAGCAAACGGTTTACTAAAATTTAGTACAATTAGTACTACTGAAAATGTTATAGATAGTAATGGTAGAAATTTATCAGGACAAGTTATTACTTGGAATGATGGATCAAACACTAACTGGTATGACCAGTTTATTAGAATTATTAACGCTGCATTGCCTAGTACAAATCAATACGGTAATCCAATTGCAACTAGTACTATTTACGGTGTAGCAACTGCTCAATACAGATTCAATGCAACCAATAATGATGTGCCTGTTTATAGTTTTACAAAACCTGTAAATGGTACTAATATGAATTTTGAAGTAACTAGCACAACATTCAGCAAACAACCATTCATCTACGAAGAAGCTCCTAAAATTGCTAATAGTATGGCATGTGTTTATCAGGATGATGGTTACGGAGCAGGTAGTTCTGCAACAGGATTCTTTTTTAATTTTACACAAGGTGCACTGAATACTGCTACGTTTACTATAACACAGCCTAGCAGTAATCAACAAGTAGACATTCCTGTACAAAACATTAATAGTACAGATGTGTGGTTGTATCAATTAGATCAAAACGGATTAGAAACTACTTTGTGGACTCAAGTGCCTTCACTTACTGGTAATAATATAATTTACAATAGTCTTAATAGTAAAATAAACACAGTATATCAAGTTATAACTAGAACAAACGACCAAATTAGTATTGCGTTTGGTGACGGCACATTTGCACAACTACCATTAGGTACATTCAGAGTATACTATAGATCTAGTAATGGGCTAAGTTATACAATTAATCCAACTGATTTGCGCAACATATCAGTTACAATTCCTTATACATCTATAACTGGACAGAGTCAAACATTGACAGTATATTTAGGTTTAGCTTCAACTATATCTAACTCTTCACCGTCTGAGACAAATGCTAGTATTCAACAAAATGCTCCTCAAACATACTATACACAAAATAGAATGATTACAGGAGAAGATTATAATATCAGTCCACTAAGTGCTAATCTTCAAGTAGCAAAAGTTAAAAGTATAAACAGAACAAGCAGTGGTATAAGTAGATATTTTGATTTAGTAGACCCAACAGGAAAATACAGTTCAACAAATCTGTTTGCAGATGATGGTGTGATATACCTTGACAACTATAGTTCTTCAATAAATTTTACATATCTTACTCAAGTTGATATTGAAAATGTAATATTAACTGACATTTATGATATTCTTAATAATCCAAATCTTAGAAATTTCTACTATAGAAATTATACAGTTTCTACAACTGCAACATCTATTTTATGGCGTAGTGTAACAAGTGATAGCACAGAATCTACTGGGTACATTCTTAATGCAGGTGTAGTAGCTTCTATTGGAACATATACTTCTAACAATAAAAATTCTAATCTAGCATATGTTACAGAAGGTGCGTTATTAAAATTTAATGCTCCATCGGGTTATTATTTCAATACAAAACAAAACAATGCTTTAACAGTTATTCCTTCATCAGGTATACCAACAAGTGGTGTAACCTACATATGGGCAGAAGTTGTAAATGTAGCAGGTGATGGTACTGGTCAATTAAATGCTTCTGGAGCTGCATACACAGGTATATTAGCCACAGGCTACGGAGCAGTTTCGTTAAATCGTACAATTACATCTTTGGTACTACCAAATGGTACAGTAATTACACCTAGCATTAGCCAAATCATACCAAATTTTGTTAAAACAATAAGTTCAACTGTTCAAACTACAATGATTGATCTTATATTTTCAAATCAACAATTTGGATTAAGATACGATGGATTAAGTCAATCATGGCAAATTGTTTTCCAGACTAATTTAGATATAGCTTCTGTGTTTAATTTAGATTATGCAGGTGATACAAGTAATGGCGGATTAGATAGTAGTTGGTTATTGCTGTTTACTGTAAACGGTCAAGGTTACACAGTAACTACACGTTACACACGTTATATATTTGAAAGTGATAAAGAAATTACATTTTATTTTGATTCTACACAGAAAATTTATGATATAATTAGCAGTGAAACAATTTCAGATAAAATCAAAATATTAAGTATTAATACAAATCCAGCATCGGTCGGAGGAGCATATCCTTATACTCAAGACATGACGTGGCAAATTGTTTCTGAATATATTGGCCAAGATGGTTATATTGATCCTACAAAAATTGTGATAAGTTTTTATGACTCTGATAATAACGGAGTAGTTGATAATCCACAATTATTTTTAGATATAGTTGCACCGGATAACGAAACAACTTTTATATTACAGCAAAAATATTTAATTAATGCCGGACAAGAAGATTACCAATATGTTAGCAATGAATCAGGATCGGTTATTATTCTTTCTACAAAAAATGCTGCTTATCCTTTAGATCAATGGAATGACGGTCAATATTTTTATTTTGTTGATACAGGAACTGTTACACAATTGAATTTATTGTTAGGCACATTAGTACCTACACATGATTATCAAGTCTATGTTGGTAGAGACAATTTGAAATTTCAATATATTCATAGTGCCGATTATGATAGTCGTATAGATCCAGGAACTAGTAATATCATGGATATCTATGTCTTAACTGTTGACTATGATACTCAGTTCAGACAATGGATTAATGGAGCAAATGTCAGTAAACCTTTGCCGCCGAGTAGTAGTCAGTTGAACAGTTTGTTAAGTCCATCGTTGGATTTAATAAAGGCTGTAAGTGACGAAATTATATACCATCCTGTAAGTTATACATTATTATTTGGATCTGCAGCAGATCCAAGTTTACAAGCAACATTTAATGTAGTGGTAAATCCAACAGTGGCTATTTCAAATTCAGAAATACAATCCGGTGTACTAGCAGCTATAAATCAATTTTTTGCTTTAGAAAACTGGGACTTTGGTGATACATTTTATTTCTCAGAATTAGCTACGTATGTAATAAATCAAATGGCACCTAACATTAGTAATTTTGTTATAGTTCCAAAACAAGCAGATCAGTATTTTGGTAGTTTATTTGAAATAAAATCGGCCGGAAATCAATTGTTTATTAGCTGTGCACAAGCAACAGATATTGTCGTTGTATCAGGTCTTACTTCTTCTAATATTAAAACAGTCACTGGCACGGCTCTAAATAATCCATCTATATTAACACAAACTATTACAAGTGCGCCTAACGGAGTATCAAATTAATGGCAAATTCAGTAAACAACCCAGAAGGTAGTGCAGGTTTAAGTGCAAATTTATTACCTAAATTTTATCAAACTACTTCTAATAAAAAGTTTTTACAATCAACTGTAGACCAATTACTTAAACCAGGAACACTGACAAAAGTAACAGGTTATATAGGTGATATAAATGCAAAAGCGGCAAAATCAACAGATGTTTATGTAACTGCGCCGACTAACTCACGTCAACATTATCAACTAGCTCCGGGTGTTGTAATTCAAGATTCTTTGAATAATGTAACTTTTTTCAAAGATTATCAAGATTATATTAATCAGATTAATGTATTTGGAGGCAATACAACAGACCACCAACGTCTAAATTCACAAGAATTTTATAGTTGGGATCCACATATTGATTGGGATAAATTTGTAAATTTTCAGAATTATTATTGGCTTCCTTATGGTCCACAAACTATTGTAATTAGAGGACAACAGCTTGCAATTACTAGTACATACTCGGTAACTATAGAAAATGAAGGAACAAATAATCAATATGTTTTCACACCAGACGGTGGATCTCCTGACCCAACATTAAAATTATATAGAGGTCAAACATACACATTTAGAATTAATAGCCCTGGCAATCCTTTTAACTTTAGAACTAGTAGAAGTATTAATCCTGCCACTATATATTCTATTCCTACCATCGATTCTTATTCTGTAACTGCCGGTACTATAACTTTTTTAATTCCAGAAGATGCTCCGAGACTATTGTATTATCAAAGCGACACTGATATTAATTTAGGTGGAATTATTGAGATTTTTGATATAACTGAAAATTCAAATATTGATGTAGCAGCAGATGTATTAGGCAAACAGTCATATATATTACCCGACGGCACTGCATTGAGCAACGGTATGAAAGTATCGTTTTCTGGAAATGTCACACCTACTTCTTATGCTACCGGTGAGTATTATGTTGAAGGAGTAGGATCTGCTATAAAATTAATACAGTCATCTGTTCTTGAAATAGTAAGTCCTTATTCGATAGATGAGTTGGATCAATACGATTCAACAAAATTTGATAGTGGTCCTTTTAGTGATGCAACCGCATATGCAGGTACAAAAGATTATCTAGTTATAAACAGAGCTAGTCGAGATCACAATCCATGGAGTCGATACAATCGTTGGTTTCATCAAGATGTTATTAATAAAAGCGCAACTTATAATGGTGATGTTCCTAGCTTAAATCAAAATGCTAGAGCTATACGTCCTATTATTGAATTTGAAGCAGACTTAAAATTATATAATTTTGGAACTAATGCAATTGTCGATATAGATGTTATAGATAATTTTACAACAGATGCTTTTACAAAAGTTGAAGGTAAACTTGGATATACAGTTGATGGAGTATCATTAACTGCTGGTCAGCGAGTAATTTTTACAGCAGATACTAATCCATTGGTTGCAAATAATGTGTACACTGTCGAGTTCATCGATGTTGATAGAACCGGAAATTTACAAATTCACTTAGTTGAAACAATTGTACCAACAGTTAACCAGTGTGTTCTTATTACACAAGGTACCATTAATCAAAGTTTAATGTTCTGGTTCAACGGTACAACATGGGTATCTGCACAACAAAAAGTTAAAGCTAACCAAGCTCCTTTGTTCGATGTGGTAGATTCTAATAAGATTAGTTTTGGTGATATTACAACATATTATGGTTCTACATTCAAAGGAACAAAACTATTTTCTTATAAAATTGGCACAGGTAATGCTGATACAGAGTTAGGATTTGCCTTGTCTTATCAGAATGTTACTAATATTGGCGATATAGTTTTTAACTTTAATTTAGCAACAGATACATTTCAATATAAAGAATCCGCTAATATAATTACAACTAATATTTCTAAAGGATTTTTAGAATCACAACTATATAATGGCGACTCTGTTTATGTAAATGGATGGCAAACTTGTAATGTGACCGACACTCAAGCAGTTGTTAGCATTTTTAAGAAATCAAATAAAACTAATAATTTCAATATTAATATTTTCAATGAACATTCTTCTAGTTTTACATTGCCTAAACAGAATGTTCGAGTATATGTTAACTCAATAAGAGTTGCAACTAATCTTTGGAGTCTAGTTAAAAATTCAGTATACTACACAGTAGTGTTTAATACTCCTGTTGCCCTAACAGACATTGTTACAATTAAAGTATATCCGCCAAAAGAAACTACAATTAACAATGTAGGATTTTATGAACTACCGTTAAATTTACAAAACAATCCATTAAATCAATCTACAGGAGATTTTACCTTAGGTGAAGTTTCGGATCACGTAAACAGTATAGTTGATAACATTTATAATGTTGGTGGAGCATATACTGGTAATTTCCCAGGCGATAGTAACATCAGAGATTTAGGTAATATAACTCAATATGGAACTAAATTTGTTCAACATAGTGGACCTATTAGTTTATCTAACTATCACATAACATCTGAAACTAATAATGTTATTAAAGCAATACAGCAAGCTAGAGAAGATTATAATAGTTTTAAGAAAGAGTTTATAGCTATAGCAAGTGGACTAGGTGTTGATGCTGATCCAGTCACTATGGTTAATTTAATTTTACAAAAAATTAATGCTAATAAACCAAATGTAGCTCCTTATTATTTTAGTGATATGGTTCCTTACGGAGCCAATGTTACTACAGAACTTAAAGTTGTTGATAGTAGAATTAAAACATATCCTTTATCAACTGTTTTTACTTTAGATAAGTTATCTAACAAAGCAGTAGGTATATACCATACTACTGGCGGAGTCAGAACTCAACTAGCATATGGTAGAGATTATACATTTAGCACTCAATCATTTATCGTAATAACTTCCAATGTTGTATTGTCTGTTGGCGATGTAATTACAACTATTGAATACGATAGCACAGATGGTTGTTTTGTTCCAGAAACTCCAACAAAGTTAGGTATATGGCCTGCTTATGTTCCACAGATGTATACAGATACAACATTAATTAATCCTCAATTAATGATCCAAGGACATGATGGAAGCCAAGTACTTGCTTATAATGATTATAGAGATGCATTAATTTTAGAATTAGAAACTAGAATTTTTAACAATATAAAAGTTGCGTATAATCCAGAAATCTTTGATATTCAAAAAATCATTCCTAGTTATGCAAGAGAAACAGATTATTCTTTAACAGAATTTAATGAAGTATTATCTGCTAATTTTTATAGATGGGCAAGTTTAGTTGGTGTAGATTTTACAGAACAATTAAATTACGATATTAACAATACGTTTACATACAATTATTCTGAAAATTCAGGACCTGGTGGAACTGCAATACCTGGATATTGGAGAGGTGTTTATAGATATCTATTAGATACAGACCGTCCTAATTTATGTCCATGGGAAATGTTAGGATTTAGTATTGAACCAAGTTGGTGGACTAGTGTATACGGCCCTGCACCTTATACTAGTGATAACTTGGTGTTATGGGACGATTTAACAAAAGGTATAATAAGAGAACCAGGTGTTCCTGTATTTGTCAAAGAAGGTTATGTAAGACCATATCTTGCTGATCATATTCCTGTAGACGAGTCTGGCAATTTAATTAGCCCATTGCAATCTGGATTATCAACAGGTACAATTACACCTAGTATAGATTTCAATTTTGTGTTTGGTGATGTCGGCCCAGTTGAAGCATCTTGGAGACGAAGTAGTTACTATCCGTTTAGCGTTTTAATAACTGCTATGCTGTTAAAACCTGCAAGTACATTCGGTGTGTTATTTGATAGATCACGCATAGTAAGAAATCTTGCAGGACAATTGGTTTATTCAGATACTAATCTAAGAATTACACCGCAAGATCTTGTTATTACTAGTTCTTATTCTAGTACAACACGACTACAAACAGCTGGCGTTGTAAATTATATTGTTAATTTAATATTCAATCAGATTTTTAGTAACAATCAAAAATCTTATGCGGCATATCAAACTGACCTTCAAACAATGAATGTTCAGTTAAGTTACAGATTAGGTGCATTTACAAATCAAGATCAATTTAGTTTACTTTTAGAAAGTAAAACACCTGCAAGTACTGGAAATGTCTTTATACCCAATGAAGATTATACTGTATTTTTGAATAGTTCTAGCCCTATTAAGAAAATAACTTATAGCGGAATTATAATTACAAAACTAAATGACGGATTCCAAGTATCTGGATATAGTCAAACACAACCTTATTTTGTTTATTATCCTTATACACAATCTGGCAGCACTATTAATGTTGGTGGTATATCAGAGGCTTTTTCTGTATGGACTAGTAATGAACAATATACAGTAGGTTCGATTGTTCAGTACGAGGGCGGGTTTTATCTTACAACCGTAGCTCACACTTCTACTGATAATTTTGCAACAAACTATTTTAGATCAATTCCTAGTTTACCAGTTAACGGTGGGCAAAATGCAACATTAAGAACTGCATGGAATAGAAAAAAACCTATAACAATTCCTTATGGATTTGAATTTAATAATATTCAAGATACATTTGATTTTATAATCGGCTATGGTGAATGGTTAAAAGATCAAGGATTTGGATTTGATGAGTTCAATGAAAATTTACAATCTGTATCTAACTGGGATCAAAGTGGAAGAGAGTTTTTATTCTGGACTACACAAAATTGGAATGTTGGACAAGATAAATGGTCAGACTGGGCACCTGGGCAACCTGTATTGTATGGTGCAGTAGTACGTTATAATGGAAGTTATTATAGTTCAAACTATAATCTTCCACCTGCCGATGTATTTGATTCGACAAAATATTCTTTATTACCTGGATTAAGCAATGTAGGTAGTAGTGTGATTAGTTTAAGTCCTTCTGCAAAATTAATTAAATTCTATGCACCTTTAGCTGTAGTTGATAGTGTTACAAATAGTTTTTATCAATATGAAATTTTCAAAGTTGATGGTACTCCTGTTGACCCTGCACATTTAGATTCTTATAGATCTGAAAATGTTGTAACTTATACAACTACTGATAATTCTAGTATCTATTCTGCTACATTTTATTTTATTCAGCACGAACATGTAATTACAATTAATAATTCCACAATATTCAACGATGTAATTTATAATCTTTCAAGTGGTTATAGACAACAACGTATTAAAGTTTCTGGATATATTACAACAGGATGGTACGGTGGATTAGACATTCCTGGATTTATTTTCGATGCCGCAACAATTAATAATTGGCAACCTTGGCAAGATTATAACATGGGTGATATTGTGTCTTTCCAAGGTTATTATTATAGTGCAAATAAATTCCTGCCAGGCGCAGCAGTGTTCACAACCAGCGATTGGTCACAATTAGCTAATAAACCTAAATCACAAATCTTACCAAACTGGACAAATATTGCAACACAGTTTGTTGATTTTTATAGTACAGATGTAGATAGTTTTGATAGTGCCCAGCAATCAGTTGCTCAGCATTTAATCGGCTATCAGAAGCGTCAATACTTAGATAATATTATTCAAGATCCTGTAAGTGAATTTAAGTTTTATCAAGGTATGATTCGTGATAAAGGTACACAGAATGTTCTTAATAATCTGTTTGGAGTATTAACATCTGATGCAGAAGAAAGTTTAACATTCTACGAAGAATGGGCAGTTCGTGTTGGACAATATGGTGCCAACAATGCCTATCAACAGATTGAATTTATTATAGATGAAAATATAATTAGAAGTAATCCGCAAGGATATTTGCTTACACAGCAGTCAATCTCTAACACAAATTCTTTTATATTAGAACAAGTTTATAAAGATGTTTATCTAAAACCGACAGATTATAATTCTAATCCATTTCCAGCATTAACATATTATTCTCCATTACTACGTACTGCGGGATATGTTAACGCAAGCGACGTGTTTATTAGTTTAGGAAAGTTGTCAAACATTAATGATTTAGATTCTAGCGGTAACAGAATACATCCTGCTATAACTGAATTTAACAACGGAGCATATGTTTGGTGCGTATTTGATAATCCTCCAGATTTTTGGAATGTCTACAGATATACAGATTCAAACCTTTCTGTTAATAATGTAAGTTATTCTAATTCTGTACTTACTATAACATTTACAGTTTTGCCAAAATTGACAGTAGGTACATGGATTGGTGTTAATATAAATCTTCCACCGACAAATTCTACTAATATAGCTAAAACTGTAATTAACGGTTTTTATCAAATAACTTCTGTAACGCTTAATACTATAAAATTAGCGGCTACTATTTCTGCATTTCCTTCTTTAACATCCGAAGATTTTGCAAATATTACAATCTATACCTTTGTAAGCCAACGTACAAATTCTATCGATAATATAGACAGTGTATTGCCAGCACAACTGCTACCTGGCGAATTATTGTGGACCGATGACCAAGGAAATGGCCAGTGGGCAACTTGGAAATATAATCCTGCATATACTACTTCTAATATTAATTTTTCAAATACAGTTGCACAATTAAACAAAGGTAGAGCTATTTCAGTTAGCAAAGATGGTATAATTTTTACTACATCAATGTCTGATGGTACAGTTTTAGTATATTCAAAACCTGTGTCTAAAAACACATGGACAGATACACAAGTTATTGTACCACCTGTTATTTCTGAATCAATTAATTCAAATGCAATACAAACTTATCCTACAACTGGATCAATTGTAGAATTTGTACAAGCTGAATTAATTAATGTAGTAGATTTATCATATACTGGCCATCAAGGTTCTGGATATATTGCTTTAAGTAATGTTCCTCCAGTGTACACAAATGTGCCGTTGACTGGTGGTACTGGTACCGGAGCTACTGCAAATATTACTATAAATGCAAGCGGACAAATATCCAATGTTCAGTTAATTAATATCAATAATCAATATTCAAATGGAGATATTTTAACAGCTTCAAATACATATCTTGGAGGATCTGGTTCAGGATTTAGTATCAGACTTAAAAATAATGGAGGTACCGGATATACTCCGCTATCAGGATCTAATATCTATTATCAAGTGCCATTAACAGGCGGAACTGGTACTGGTGCTACTGCAAATATCACAGTTACTAATGGTAAAGTTACTGCTGCACAATTAGTATTTGGCGGAACTGGTTATGCATTAGGAGATACTCTCGGTGTTAATCCTGCAAATGTAGGTGGAACTGGTTCTGGTTTCAGTATTAATGTGTTGTCTATTAATGGTAATCCTACTAGTGTAATATCCTCAGTTCTAGCAATGTCTGCTGACAATAAATGGCTTGCTGTTGGTTCTCCTGGTGCAAGTCATGTTATTTCAAGATATAAAGGAACTTATAATTCTTCTACAACGTACTATTCACAAGATATTGTTGTTTACAATTCAGTATACTACAAGATCCCAACTGGATATATTTCTTTTAATATAACATCAGTAGTTGCACCTTCTGTTGAAAATAATTATACTGCAACTATATCATTCACTGCACAAACATCTGCACCATTTGCTATAGGATCAGATATTGTAATTGCAGGGTTTACAGGTGTAGATTCTGAATATAATGGAACGTTTTCAGTATCTGGTTGTACCAATTCTTCAGTACAATTTAATACTAATTCAATATTAACTTCACCATCAGTGTATGGTATTGTAACAGGTATTAATCAAAATTATACATTATTACCTTTATACACAAGTATTTCTGGTACAACTACTTCCATAGCATCGGGCGCATTGTTTACCTTAAATGTAACAAGTCCTGGTGTATATAATACAATTCTTGTATCAGGCGGAGTAGGTTATAGTCCAGGTAATGTTTTAACTATTTTAGGATCATCTGTTGGCGGAGTAGATGGTGTAAATGATATTTTAATTACTGTTAACACAATTACATCTGCAACAGGAATAGCAACTTTTACATCTAGCCAAGCATCAAACACTTATACAAATTCTGCTGGTACTAAAGTATATGCTCCAGCAGTTAACGCTATCAATGTTCCGTCAGTTGTTAATGTTGCTAATTCAGCTACATTTAATGTTACAACGTCTGTTACAGGATATCATGTTACTATTAATAGTGGCGGAACTGGTTATTATGTAGGCAATGTTATAAAAATATCTGGCTATAATATTGGAGGAACAGGAGTTAATCCAGATTCAAGTAATGATGTTTTTATTACAGTTAAATCTGTTAATACTAATGGAACAATATTAACTATATCAGTTAACGGATCAGTTGCATGGGAAAAAACATCTTATATTGCAGTCGACAGCACTGGATTCAATTCTGCGTTAGTTAATCAAGGTGTTGTATCTTTATATAAACAAGATGCATTAGGCAATTATAACTTTGTAGATACTATCTTAAGTCCAGTTCCTCAAAACAATGAATACTTTGGATCAACAATATCGTTTGGCAACAATGTATTATATGTAACTGCTTCTGGTTCTAATAATGTTTACACATTGAATTATTCAACTACATCTTCAATTGTGCATGCTGTTACTTCTTATAACCCTGTAGGAAGTTCAGGCACTACGTTAGTAGTAACATCAACAGTTGGCATACACCCTGGTATGACTATAACTGGAACTGGGTTTACAAGCGAACAGATTGTATTTGCTGTTATAAACTTAACCACATTAACAATTAGTGCCTCACCAGATTCAACACCATCGGGAGCAATAACATTTGCATCACCTGGCTGGGCTTATGGATCTATTTTAACAGGTACATCTGGAACCAATTACGGTAATAACATCGAAGTTAGTGCAGATAACTCAACATTGGTTATAACAGCTAGTGCTGGTACAGCTACTGGTCAAGTATTTGTTTATAAAAATTCTGGAAACGGATTTAATCTAAGTTCTCCTACACAAACACTTACTGGAACTGATACTAATTTTGGTAGAAGTATTGCTGTTAGCGATGACGGAATTTATCTAGCAATATCAGATGATTTGTATAGTTCTTCGTTATATAAAAAGCAAGGTTGCGTAACAATCTATTCATATGAATCAAATAGTTATACTGCAACCCAAACAGTAGTTGCACATGAACCTGAACAATTAGGATTGTTTGGAAATAAAATTGCGTTCATGAACAACTCAAGTACATTGGTAGTTTACAGCCTTAACGGTACAAATACCGAAACAAGTACATTTGACAACAATACTACAACTTTTGATAAAGAAGCAACACAATTTGTAACATTTAATCCTGCTACAGGTCGCGTAGATGTATACGATCGTTACTCTACTAAATGGGTATTCAGCGAAACATTACCCACTACTAATCAAGAATTTGATGGATATGGAGTTGGCTTTGGTGTAGGTGCAAATCAAATTTTTGTAGGAGCACCACAGTACTCGACAAATGGATTAACAGTCGGACAAATTTGGAATTATTCTAAAACAAGAAATACATTCTCTTGGTCAATTATTAATTCACAGATTATAATACCAGATATTACAAAGATAAAAAAAGCCTTCTTATATAATAAAGAATTAGGCAAGCTAGTAACGTACTTAGATGTTATAGATCCGTTGCAAGGAAAAATCCCAGGACCTGCCGAAGAAGAAATAAAATATAAATCTTTCTACGATCCTGCTGTATATTCGTATTATGATACTACAAAATACACAGATGCCACAGTTCCAGCTAATGTCAATACTGGTAATAACTGGAGTTCAGCACAAGTAGGAACCTTGTGGTGGAATTTATCAACTGCAAAATTTGTTAATAGTTATGACCAAGATATTGTTTATCGAACAAATACATGGAACACTTTAGCAACTGGTGCTAGTGTAGACATTTATGAATGGGTAGAATCTTCTTATACACCGGCTCAGTGGGATGCCTTAGCTGATACAGTATCAGGATTAGCTATCGGTATTAGTGGTAAAAGTTTATATTCAAATTCTGTGTATTCAACAAAATATACTATAAACACTACAACTAACACACCTGTTTATACCTATTATTTCTGGGTTAAAAATAAAGTTTTAATTCCTGATGCACTAGGTCGAAATATGTCAGCAAGTGATGTTTCAAAACTAATTGCTGATCCTCAAGGACAGGATTATACATATCTTGCAATTACAGGTACCAATACATTTAGTTTAACAAATGCTTCAAAATATCTATCAGATACAAATATTGTGTTAAGCATAGAATATTGGACTATTGATAAAACAGATCAAAATATACATACACAGTGGAAAATCATCAGCAATGATCCTAACACTACTTTACCATCTGCTATTGAACAAAAATGGTTTGATAGTTTATGCGGAGTTGACATGAACGGCAAATTAGTGCCTGATGTTTCCTTACCACTTAAATTGTGGTACGGTGTTGAAAACAGACCACGTCAAAGTATGTTTGTTAATAGATTTGAAGCATTAAAAGAATTCTTTGAAACTATTAATAAATTCTTAATACAGTATGATATTGCATATTCTAATGATATATCAGCATTAGAAACATACGATGTTCCACCGACTGCTACTTCTGGATTATGGAATGAAGAAGTGTCAACTGATGCTGATTTGGAATTTATAAATGTTTATACCACACCGTATAATGTTTTAGTTTCTAGTGATAGTCGAGCAAACGGTAACTGGAGTATATACTCATACGATAGTACTTCTAAGAGTTGGAACAGAACATTGACAAAAACATATGATGTTAGAAACTACTGGTCGTATGTAGATTGGTATTCTACAGGTTATAGTCAATTTACTGCTGCAGATTATTTGGTTAACACATTTGTAGATTTGAATTCAATCGCTCCTGCTATGGGAGAACTTGTAAAAGTTTTGTCAGGTAATTCAGGCGGTTGGTTGTTATTAGAAAAATATGCTGATTCTACATCAGTTGACTGGACACAGACTTACAAAGTAGTCGGGATACAAAACGGAACAATACAATTTAGTTCTTCATTGTATGCAATGATTACTTCTAATGAAGGGCTTGATTCGGATATTTTTGATGGCATAGGCTATGACAACAATTCTAGTATTGAATTAAGAATTATCCTTAACACAATTAAAAATAAGATCCTTGTTGGAAATGATACATTTGTTCAAGAATACTTGAATTTATTCTTTGATAGTGTTAGATATGCGTTCAGTGAACAAATTTATGTTGATTGGATTTTCAAGACAAGTTTTGTAAAAGCAAGACACAATGTTGGTGCATTGGATCAACCTGTTACATATCCTGTTGATAATTTAAGTAATTTTGAAGAGTATGTGGCAGAAGTTAAACCATACAGAACAAAAGTAAGAGAATACATTGACGATTATACCAGTTTAGATCCTGCATCATTACCAATTACTGATTTTGATTTACAACCTGTATACGAAAACGGCAAAGTTGTATCTATAGAAACTTCTGTAGTGAATGGAAAGATAGAGGCAGGAGATACTGCTATTCAAACATATCCATGGAAATTCTGGTTAGATAATGTTGGATTCAGTGTAACTGAGTTAGTGTTAGTAAACGGAGGTTCTGGATATATTAGTACTCCCACAGTAACTATAACAAGTAATTCTGGTTCTGGTGCAACTGCTCAGGCATTTTATAGTAATGGTTCAATTAACAGAATTGTATTAATGACACCAGGTAGCGGATATTTGTCTGCTCCGACTGTTACAATTACTGGCGGGCTTAATACTACTGGTGTAGCTGCTACTGCTATAGCAATTATTGGTGATAGTGTTGTACGTTCTAACTTAATAGAATTAGCATTTGATCGTACTGCTACAGTTGTTAATAACACACAATTGAAAAAAGTAGAAACAATTACAACTTCAGGTGGATTGCAGTTTGGATTAAAATGGGCACCTGATATTAAAATTAATCAATCTAGCGTAACAGTAAACGGTGTTCCAGTCTTAAGAGAATTATACACACTTACTACCGTTAGTACTAAGGTGTCTGGATATACACAATATACAGGAAGAATAACATTTTCTTCAACTGTAGTTGGTACAATAGTTGTAACTTATATGATTGATATATCGATGCTTAATGCAATTGATAGAATTAATTATTATTATAAACCAGGTGTCGGTCAATTAGGCAATGATCTAGCACAGTTGTTGAATGGCGTAGATTACGGAGGAGTGATAGTAGACGGCTTAGGATTCGATATTTCTAGCGGTTGGGGCTCTGCACCGTTCTATACAGGTTCATGGGATAATTATGATTCATCATTTGATGATTACACTGTTACAGTTGCGGCAGGAACATATACTTTCCCTATTACTGGCGTTCCGTTCCCGAGTACATGGACTTCAGGCACTGAAATAAACATTTATTATATTGAAAATTATACAACATCTTATGATAATTCTTCAGGAGAATACAGTAATCAATTAGATTTTAACTACAGTATTTTTGCAGAACCTATTACTGCATCTATAGTTACAACTGTTGAAACTACATCAGTTACTGCAACTTATCAACAAGTTGGAAGTTATACTAATTTAATTACAGTAAGTTCTGCAACAGGCATCCAAGTAGGTATGGCAGTATCTGGTTCAGGATTTGTCAGTAATCAAATTGTTAAATCTATAAATGGAAACGTGTTAACTTTAAGTGCAATACCTGATACTACACCTGTTAATGGTGAAACATTAACATTTAGTTTCAATTTTGCCGGTAGTGATGTTCTTGCAGTAACAAGTACAGCAAATTTATATCCTGGAAACTCAGTTACATGTAGCACTGCCGATTCTTTAGTTTACGGTACAATAATTACTGAAATTATTGATAGTTATCATGTAAAAATTAGCAATATACTTTATGTAAATCTTACAGCAAATACTAATATATCCTTTACAAGAATTTTAGTACAACCAATTGATCTCGTTATATCAAGCGGCGGAGTTGTAACTCTTACTAACAATTTACCATCTGGAAATGTTGTATTAAATCTCACAGGTCAATTAAATCCTGTAAGATTAGATGCAGGAGATTATGTTCCAATAACAGGATCTCCGACAAATTCTAATGCTATTATTGTAACTCCTGTTGTAGTAACTAGTCCATTTGTGTTTACTTTACCGGTTGGCGTAAATGGATTTGAAGTATCTGACGGTGATGAATTTATTATAAGAAAATCTACTAGCGATGGTAGTACTATTCCTAAAAATATAGATTATGATACAAGTTTATCTGGCGGAACAACAGCAAATTCTTTAGGAGTATATTCAACAGCAACTGGTATTGCTGTTGATGATATCATTATTGACGGAGACGGATTTACAACTGCAACAAACAGTCCAGCACCCGAAGAAGTTGTGCCTGGACAAGTTGTCGATACCGTTGCTATTAAAGTTTTTGACAGACCTTACGCAAGTAATTCTACAATTAAAGTTGATAATTATACCGGAGATGGCACAACATTTGTCTTCAATATTTCCCAACAACCTAACAGCCAACAGGCAGTTATTGTAAAAGTCAATGGTTTAATAAAAACTTTTAATACTGATTATAGTATAGATTACAGACTTAAACATGTTATCTTTAGTTCTGTTCCATTAGCAGGACAAGTAGTTACAATTTATAGTATTGGATTTAGTGGATCAAATATATTAGATTTAGATTATTTTGTAGGCGATGGTACTACATTGGAATTTATAACTAATGCAAAATGGGAAACTTCTATAACATCTATAGTATATGTAGATGGTACAGTTGTGTCTCCTTTATTGTTTAAGACGGACAGTACTTATGAAACAGCCGGAGTAGTTGGAATTAGATTTACATCTGCTCCTTCGTTAAATGCTTTAATTAATTTTGTAATTGTTAATGGAAATCAACCAACATTCAGTATTACTCATACTGAAACAGTTGCTACAAATGGTGGTTTAACTTATAACTTAACATATCCAATAGGCACAAGTTTACCAAATGAAACAAGTATGATTGTTAGAGTTGATAATACAATTTTATCGGCACCTATTAACAGTTATTATACAATTCAAAATAATCAACTATTGTACACCGTTGATTCAGAAAGAGTCGAACCTTATGGTGCATCTGTTGCTAACATATTTGTTTATGTTGCTGGTAAGTTGTTAACTATAAACACAGATTACACAGTCAATATGGCTGGGTTGACTGTTTTAATTGACCAAACAGTTTATACAACAAATGTTGGAGCTGAACTTATTATTAGTGTGACAAGTGAAAACGGTTATTTTTATAATCCAGTATCAGGACAAATAACTTTTACTCAGGCATACGATAATACACATACTGTAGAAGTTATTGGTTCATACGACCATACATATTTAGATATCGAAAGAACGGAAGTAACAGTTGCTTCGGCAATAACTTCCACTCCAAATTCTATAAAATATTTTGAATATAAACAAATTACAGGCGGAATTATTACGTTAGACAGATCAGTCGTTGACACTAATTATGTATGGTTAGTTCAAAATAATAATTTATTAACACCTACCATTGATTACAAATTAAATGACGATCTTATAACAGTTCAGTTAGCCAGACCGCCACTAGCAGGTGATAAAATATCTATTATAACTTTTGGCAATAACATACTAAAAACAGGTATTGCTTATATGCAGTTTAAGGATATGTTAAATCGTGTTACTTATAAGAGATTAAATGCAAATAAACAAACAACATTGGCGCAGGATCTCCATTGGAATGATTCGACAATAACAGTTGTAGATGCAAGTCAATTAGACATTCCTAATTTAACAAACAACAATTATATTCCCGGTGTTATCGAAATACGTGGAGAAAGAATTGAATATTTTACAAAAGTTGGTAATGTATTAGGACAGTTGCGTAGAGGTACATTGGGCACTGGCATTTATAATTTGAATAAAGCTGGTGCAAAAGTACAAGGCATTGGTGCTAGCGAAACAATTCCTTACAAAGATACAGTTACTTCTCAGACAGTTGTTTCAGTAGGCGGAACAACTGTTAATGTTGATTTTGTTCCAACAGATGTAAATGCTATAGAAGTATTTGTAGGAGGTTATGATAACTCTGGAAGTTGGTTACCAGATACTAGTTATATAGTAGGTAATATTGTAACTGTTGGTCAATATACGTACCGTTGTATAGAAAATCATACTAGTTCAACTAATTTTTCAGATGATTCAGCTGAATATTGGCAATTCTTTGTAGAGAATATACGTTTGAAAAAATCAGCTTATAGTGTGTTTAATGTTAACAATGCACCTTACAGTCCTGCAGGAGATGTAAGTTTCCCTGCTGATTTTAGTATTGATAAAACTACTCCAGTTATTACTTTAACTAACCCATTAACTACTGGTACACAGGTAACTGTAGTTAGAAGAATAGGAAAAGAGTGGGACAGCAGTGTAAACGTGTTATATGACAATAGTATTATTGCAGAATTTATTAAATCAGCTTCTGGTATTTGGTATTCTGACTATAAAACTACTACTTAATACCCATTGATAAATATAAGATAAAGAGAGATTATTATGCAGACTAAAGACGTAACTGGGATTCATATCGAGGGTCATATTAAGATCCACGATCCAATTTCTAAAGAAGTTTATATTAATAAACGTAATGCTATTCACTATGAAAACATCAGTGTAGCATTAGCAAACAGCCTTGCAAATAGTGGACAAGGCTTTATCTATAATATGGCTTTTGGAAATGGCGGAACTAGTATCGATCCTACCGGAATTATTACTTACTTAACACCTAACACCTCCGGCGTTAATGCTAGTTTGTACAATCAAACTTATAGTAAGGTAGTGAATCAAAATTCTAGTACTAACTTAGATCCTACAAGAAATTTTATGGAAACACGCCATACTACTGGTAACAGTTATACTGATGTATTTGTTACTTGTTTATTAGATTACGGTGAGCCAAGCGGACAAGAAGCATACGATGTTACTGCAAATGGTGATACTGCTTATGTGTTCGATGAATTAGGATTACAAAGTCTTAATGCTGACGGTTCTACATTGTTACTAACTCATGTAGTTTTCCATCCTGTATTAAAGAGTTTGAATCGTTTAGTTCAAATTGATTATACGGTACGTATTCAAAGTTTAACTGGCCTAGTGTCAGCTTAAGGAGAGAATAAATGCCATATTCAGTAAATTATACAGAATCAAAAAATCCTAGCAAACCAGCAATTGTTGTTAATGATCAGAGTTTGAATACCCAGACTAGCATTACTTTTGTAGGACAAAACTACAACGGTTATGCACCAGTTATTTCTGGAGATTTATTACACTTGCTAGAAAATTTTGCAGCACCTACTGCTCCTGCTAACCCAGTTCAAGGACAATTATGGTATGATAATGCTGGTAACCTTCTTAAAGTATATGATGGCACGACATGGGTCGAAGCCGGCGCATTAAAACGATCTTCATCTGTTGACATTCCTAGTATAGAAGCTAGTACAGTTGGAGATTTATGGGTAGATACTACAAATAGTCAGTTATATTTGTTCTCTGGAAGTGCTTGGATTTTAGTTGGACCGCAATTTAGTCAAGGATCTACTACAGGACCAATTGTAGAAGAAATTGTTGACAAAGCAAGTCCACCAGTTGCACATTCTGTTATCTCTATGTATTCGTCTGGATCAACGGAAAACAGTTATAGAATTTGTATTATAAGTAAAGATACATTTACACCTCAAACTCCAATACCTGGCTTTGCTACTATTAATGAAGGTGTCAATTTAAGCACACTTGATGCTAGCACTGGAGCAACAAGATTTTGGGGTACAGCAAGTTCTGCAGACGCTCTACTAATTAATAACGCCGCTGTATCATCTAGCAATTTTTTAAGATCAGATGTAGCAAGTTTAACTAATAGTAAACTAACTATTCAAAATGATGGCGGTTTAACTCTTGGTGGTGATGCAAGTTTTAGTATAGGTAAATCGGGAAGTTCTGTTGTCTTTACAAATATAAACTCTAGCAGTAGTGTTAATTTTACTTTAACCAATTCTACAACAAAAAATAGTGTTTTAACTCTTTCACCAAACGGAAAAATTGGAGTAGGTTATAATAATTCAGTTCCTACTGCTACATTAGATGTTTTAGGTACAGTTATTATTAGACCTGATACTACAAACAGTATACCAGGTACATTGACTATAACAGATACTACTGATAGTTCTTATACTTCTGGGTCAACATTTACAACAGCAACTGGTAGTATTGTTACACAGGGTGGATTAAGTGTTGCATTAACATCTACATTTGGCGGTAACGTTACAAATTACGGAAATGTGTTTGTTAACAATTTAATTTCGAATGTACCAACCGCTGGAGCAGTTATATTGCCAGGTAAAACAGTTGGAGATATTACTGCTAACCAACTATATGATATTGGTTCAGCTACTCAACAATTTAGAAATATTTACGCACAGAATTTTGTCGGAACATTTAATGGTAATTTTACAGGATCGTTATCAGGTAATGTAAACGGTGGAGCATCTAAATTATCATCTTCTACTAGATTTACTATTGCAGGTGACGTAGTTGATTCTGTTGGATTTACTTTCAATGGACAAACAACTAATGGACAAGTAACATTTAATACAACATTAAGCACAGATTTTATTAATAATAAAACAGCAGCATATGATTCTTACAATACAGATGAAATAATTATTAATCGTATAGGGCAATCAAATACTACATTATTAAAACAAGCTAAATCAGATTTTCTTAAAAATGTGGCAACTGTTCCTGTGGGAACAATTTTACCATGGGCAGGATCTGTTGGATTAGGTAAATCATTACCAGCTGGTTATTTGTTATGTGATGGCAGCGAAGTTTTACAATCAATCTACAGTGAGTTGTATAATGTTATTGGATATACATATAAAGATTCATCGTTATTGATTGGTGGTGCCGGACAAACTTTTGCATTACCAGACCTAAGAGGACGTTTCCCATTAGGTGCTGACAATATGAATAACGAGTTGTATGTTCCTTCTTCCTCAAATGCTAATATTGAAGTATCGGCAGGCGGAGGTTCTGCTAACCGTGTAACTGATCCTACAGCAGATGTAATAGGTGCATCTTCTGGAACAAACACAGTTACAATTCAAACAGCAAACTTACCAGATCACAAACACAGTTTGAACACAGGTTCTCATCAATATTTTGCTGTTGGTTTGCCAAACCCTACTAACGATTCTGAACAAACTAACAATGCTGATCCTGGTCTTGGACTAAATGTTACAAGTAGTTCAACTCCGAGCACACAGGGTTATGGTTTACCTAGTAGTTCTGGTATAGCTGGTACAAACACTACTAGCCAACCTATTACTATTATGAATCCTTATCAAACTGTAAATTACATAATCTTTACTGGTGTACTATAATGAGTTATTCTATTACTTTAACATCTGGCAATCAATTAGTTGCTATACCCGACGGACAAATTGATCAAACTGCAACTAATTTAACATTAATTGGTAAAAATGCTACTGGTTACGGACAATACATAAATGAAAATTTAGTTTATTTGCTAGAAAATTTTGCAAATACTGTTCAACCTACAAAACCAGTTATAGGTCAATTGTGGTATGATACTTCATCATCACAATTAAAAGTTTATTCTGGAATTAACGGATTCCAAAAAGCAGGTGGAACTATTGTAGGCAGTTCTCAACCTCCTATGGTTGCTGGTGATTTGTGGGTGAATAATTATACATCGCAATTATTTTTTAATGATGGGACAAATTTATCATTACCTTGGCCAATCTTTACTGCACAACAAGGTTTATCAGGATTTGAAACATCGACAGTATTAGATACTGCCGGAACACCACATGTAATTGTATCTTTATATGTAGCACAAACACTAATAGGTGTGTATAGCAAAACTACATTTACACCTGCTACTACCATACCTGGTATTACAGGAAATATATTCACAGGATTTACATCTAGTACAATTTCTGGAATGGTGTTTAATCAAGTATCCAGTAAAGCTAACGCATTAGTTGCCGCAGACGGAACATTAAAAACTGTTGGAGACTTAATGTTATCTTCGGGTAATAGTTCTAACATAATATCGGCAACCGGATCGTTGAATATTACTAATGTTAATCCGTTAGTACTTGGCCCAAATGGTAATTTTTCAGTTAATGTAAATTCTGCATCTGGCTTTACATTACAAAATAATGCTGTATCTAGTGAAAATTTTACAATTAATTTAGAAACATCAGCATCAACTCCGGCATTATTCATTAATTCTGTTTCACGTCGTGCGGGAATTTATAACGCAAATCCGCAAGCAACATTACACATTGGAACTCCAGGCGATTCTGCAAGACCTGGTAATGTTATTATTGAAGGCAATTTAACAGTTAACGGAACTACTACTAGCAACAATACTGCTACAGTTACTCTTGAAGATTATACAATTACATTGGCAAAAACAGGATCACCTAGCAATACAACAGCTAATGGATCTGGTTTAATTATTGCAGGAACAACAAATAAAACATTGTTATGGTCTAATACTATTGATTCTGCCAATGGTGGTGCATTTTCTAGTTCTGAAAACTTTGATTTAGCGGCTGGCAAATATTTTAGTATTAATGGTGTACCAATTTTATCATCTACATCATTAGGATCTAGTGTTAGTAGTGCAGCTGGACTTGTTAGCGTTAGTAATTTAACTAACTTAACGGTTGGTAATCTTACAATGACCAGCAACACAATAACATCTAGTGGAAATACTATTGTATTGAACCCAGGAACAGGCGCAGTTAATCTAAGTTCTACTCCAATGATTAACTTAGCAATGAACGGTAGTCCAAGTTCAACGGATGCAGCTAATGTTTCCTATGTGCAATACCAAGTTAAATTGGCACCGTTGTCATTGACTATACCCACGTCTGGACAAACTGATACACAGATTCAAGCTATTATTGCAAAAGTATTTCCAAAAGAAGAACATGTTAATGGCACTATTTGTAGAGTTATTACACCAGATGCAGGTATAACAGTTAATTCATGGTTATTGACAGCAGGAGTTTGGACTGACAACGGATCCATATAATTTGTAACATAAATATTGAATATTAAAGAAGAAAGACATGTCATACAATATATCTAATACTAGCGGATCTGTGAGAATAGTTATTCTTGACGGAACAGTTAATTCTACTACTGATTTAACATTAGTTGGTAAGAATTATCCTAACTACGGAACCGCTCAGAACGAGAATTATTTGTATCTATTGGAAAATTTTGCCAATACTACTGCTCCTATTAAACCAATTGCAGGTGAATTATGGTTTAATACTACTAGCACTAGCTTAAAAATGAACATGTATGATGGTATAAACTGGAAAAGTTTAGCTACTAATTACATTACAACTCCTTCTAATTCAACCGCTCCTTCTAATCCAACTGTAGGTGATTTGTGGTATGATCAAACATTAAATCAACTTAAAATTTATAATGGTACTACATATACACTAGTAGGACCACAAAGTGTATCGGGGTTCGGATCTACACAAATGCAATCAACTTCTGTCAATGGCCATGCTATTCAGGAAGGATATGCTAATGGTAATTTGGTATTTACAGTTAGTTCTGATGCAGATTTTACACCAAGCCCGGCTATATCTGGTTTTCCTACTATTAGTCAAGGTATAACTGTAAACTCTAATTATAAAATTAATGCAACAGTTTCTAATGCGCTTACATTGAATGGACATCCATCTACTGATTTCATTCTAGCATCAGGAGCATCTTTTCAATCTATTGTTAATTTTTCAAGTGCAGGTATTGCAATAGGTACAACCCAGATCGGATTAAGTTTATATTCAGATAGTAATAATACTGGAACTATACAAAATCCAAATTCACCTAATTTAACATTTCAAACATCTGCAGGTACAGCAGTTAACATTATAGGGCAAAATACATTACCAGGTGCTGCAACAAGTACATTAGGTACACAATCTAATCCTTGGTATAATGTTTATTCTAATACATTTACTGGTATAGCAACTCAAGCTACTGCATTGAATATTGGCGGACTAGCATATTATCCAACTACTGCCGCAACATATAATAGTGTTGTAATAAGAGATAACAATACAAACATAAATTCAACAACATTTACTGGTAATTTAGTTGGTAATGTTAGTGGAAATGCTGCAACATCTTCTAAATGGTCGGCTCCTATAACAATATCGTTAGCAGGTGCAGTTTCTGGGTCAGTTTCAGTAGATGGTACAGCAAATGTTACAATGTCTACAACTTTTGATTTAGCGGCAGTTCCTACTGGATTAATTTCTCAATGGTTTGGAAACACAAATACTGTGCCTAGCGGTTGGCAGCTATGCGATGGAACGAACGGTACACCTGATTTAACATCGGATTATCAGACTATTTCAGGTGGAACGCTCTACTATATTATGAAGCTATAAAGTAAGATAAATATTAAAATAAGGAATTATCGGGATGTCATATACAATTACCACATACAATCAACAAACAATACTAGCAACTGTCGCTGATGGTACGGTTAACAACACGTATGACATTACATTGATTGGAAAAAGCTATGCAGGTTACGGACAAGCATTAAATGAAAATTTTGTCTATTTAACACAGAATTTTGCTAATTCAACTGCTCCTACTAATCCTTTAACTGGGCAAATCTGGTACGATACCACTAATAATAAAATTAAATTCTTTGATACTACTAATACATGGCATGCTGTCGGTACTACTGTAACTTCTTCTAGTACCGCACCTGCAAATCTTGCAATTGGCGACTTGTACTGGGATACATCAAATGATCAACTATATGCATGGAATGGAACAAGTTCTACATTAATTGGTGGAAGTCCGACTGCTGCGGCTACTCAAACTGTACCCGCTTTGGCTCCCGATGCAGCAGGTGGCACACACCCAGTACTTCAAATGCAAGTTGGTGGTGCAACCATTGCAATCATTAGCAATGTAGCACAATTTACATTATCTGGTAGTGCAGATTCTACTTTTACAGGTTTTACAGTAATTAATCCAGGTATAACTCTTAGAAATACTCCAAGTACAGGCATTACAAACCTAAGTGATACTGATCGTTTTTGGGGAACCGCTACTAATTCAATATTGTTGAATGGATTATCTTCATCGGCATTTGTACAATCTAATAGTGCTAGTTTCAGTGGGCAAGTTAATTTTAGCGATGCTGGTTATACGGTTGGCAGTCCTGTAAAATTAACTATGAGAACTGATGGGGCCACACCTACTATTTCAAATAGTGTTCTTGCTGGTACAACTACATTTACAACAAAATTAAGCAATGGTTCTACTGCAACACCGTTAATTTTATACGGTAATGATGCAATGCCAGGTGCTGACGTTACAAGTAATTTAGGATCGCTATCTGGACCAGGCGGTGCACAATATCGTTGGGCAAATGTTTATGCTCTTAATTTCCAAGGAACTGCTTCACAATCCTCTACATTAAGTATCGGTGGCGGTTCATTTATCGGTGGTAGTGTATCTGCTACAGCAAATACTATTGTTGCTAGAGATTCTAGTGGTAATATTAATGTTGTACAAATGAATGGTGTTGCTACAGAAGCAAATACATTGTTAGATCCGTTAACAAGCACATATGTTCCGGCCTCAGTGAATGCCACAGCAAGTACAATAGTAGCTAGAGATGCATCTGGCTCAGTTTCAACTATTAATATTTTGAATGGTGGTTCAGCTAACAGTGGTACTATTGGTACTTCAGCTAAACCGTTTGGTACAGTATATGCTCAATCATTCCAAGGATCTTTTACAGGTTCGTCATCAACATCGGCTGTTAATGTAGTAAGTTCAACTACTGCTGGAGGAATTACTTCTGGAACTAATTTAGTTAATGTTTCAACTAATGTAATGCAAGCAGTATCTTTTAATGCAACTAACGGTACTGCTTCAAGTCCTAGCATTACTTTTATAAGTGATACAACAACTGGTTTTTATTATACAACTGGCGGAAATATTAATATTACAAATGGCGGAGCTGCTGGCGGTTATTTTAGTGCAACTGGCAATCTTACAATGACTGGTAAATTTATTGGTACTGCTACCAGTGCTCAATATGCTGACTTGGCAGAAAAGTATCTTGCAGATCAAGAATATCCATCCGGAACAGTTGTATGTGTAGGTGGCGATGCAGAAGTAACAGCGGTACAAGATGGTGATTTTGCAATTGGAGTTGTAAGTACAAATCCTGCATATATGATGAATAGTGAATTAGAAGGTGGTACATATATTGCATTGAAAGGGCGTGTACCTGTGTTAATTTCTGGACCAGTTAATAAAAAAGATACAATTGTAGCAGGTGCTAATGGTACTGGTATAGCGGGTAGTGGTGCAGTATTTGCTATAGCGTTAGAAACAAATTTAAGTGACGAAGTAAAACTTGTAGAATGTGTAATTCTATAATAAAAGTAATAAGGATATAACATGACCGTAGTGATACCCGCAGTTGGAGCCACAATATCGCATTCAGATTACGATGCTTTGCAAACTGCTGTAAGTAATATATTAGGAACAGGGTATGGCCAAACAGTTCAATCTACGGCAAAAAGTGTAGGTAACACTATTTCCCATAATGACTGGGATGCATTATGGAATGATATTGCTACTTGTTATCTACATCAAACTGGAACATCATTGGGCCAGGGAACTGCACTTGACGGATTTAATCTAGTTCCTCCAGTAGCTAACACTCCAATTACAGATGCAGTTCTTACACAATACTATTATGTAGTTGACATAGATGGATCTAATGCTAATGCAAATTCAATTACTAAGAATAAACATGTAGCTATTGGTTCTTCTCAAATATCTTCATTAACTACACTTCAATTTAATAGTACACCTGCAACTACTTCATATTCATCGGCTTGGAATAACACTCTTGTTATAACTTCGACTATTACATTTGCTAGTGCAAATTCTGCTAATTACTTTTTCTATTCTGGTGGAACTATTAATGTAGTTCCAACAAATAACGGAACAACTAATAAAGACATATATTGCTGGCAAGCATTGTTTACTGCTTATCCAGTTGTTATTAACTACAGTATATTTTCTGGATTGACAAATTCTTTGTCAACGGTGTTTACTCATGCAGGACTTGGAACAGGTTATACATCAAATACATACTTAGTACAAGCATCGTATAATAGTAGCACATACGTTTTAACTGTTGTATTAAATCTTGAAGATAATGTATTGCAAGATAATATTGATGGTACAACAACGGCAACAATTCAAGCTACAATTCCTTCTTTTACTCCTGTAAGTACATCTCCTGTAACTATTTTAACACCAACTGCTGCAACACCAGCATTTACTGGAGGAACTCCTGTAAATAGTTCTTATCAATACGTAATAACCAGTGGAGGTAATACAATTTATTCTGTTACATTCCCAGGCGGTGTATTGACAACCTATAATCCAGGATTGTCTGTTATACAAGGAAATGCTATAACTTTTGCTATAAGCACTCCTGTTACTCCTTTTGCTACTCAATCAAATTTGTATTGGAGAGTTAAAAGTATTAGTAATGGAATAGTATCTGGAGATATTACTGGCGGAGTTACTTCTGGCAATTTAACAGGATTTACAATTGGTGGAACAAATACATCATCTCCACCTTCTATTACAATAACACCTAATACAACTTTCACAAGTAATGTAGGCTTGTCAGTTGAATGGGCTACTGATAGTATGTACAATAATATTGTTCTTACTACTGCAACAATAGTTGTTACAGCTTATCCAACAACTTATACAGTAACAGAAGGTTCTGTTAATACAAATTTTGATGCTAATCCAATGTTTATATTAACAGCAACATTAAATACTCCTGCTGTTACTAGCATAACAATACCAGTTACATATACAAGTTTAATTCCAGGCATTTCTGGAACTACTTATTCTTTAACTTTTACACCTCCTGCAACTGCGGTAGTACCAAGTGCACCGCAAACAATTACTTTACCAGTTAGTGGTGCGGCTGCAACATCGGCAATTAGTCCAAATAATACAATTACATTTACTACACCTACTACATATTCTCCTGGTGGAAGTGCACCTTCTATATCTTATACTGGGTCATCTTTGGCAACATATACGATGTCGGCTGAACCAATTATTACAATCACTACTACAACTGCTGTAACTAATGGTGATGGAAAAACAGCTACTCCTACAACAATTTTACAATCAGGCAGTCAATCTGCTACATTTAATCTTACATTGAGTGCTTCCGTATCTAGTGGTACAGCTCAACCAACTATTACTGGAATTACATTTGATTCTGGTTTTAATGCAACAATTACAGGTAGTCAAACTTTTCCTTATACACTGCCGTTGACTGGTTCATATCCTGCTAATTACTCAATTAATGTAGCTTCATTATCTAATAGTCCATCAACAGTTTCTGGAAATGTTAATATAACTTATACAGTACCTGCTGGAAATTTAGGATCACCTGGAACTTTAGCCGCTGGTGTTTATACTATTTCAATACCAGTTAAAGTTTCAAGAATTCCAAGTACTATAGCATTATCGTTTAATCCATCTAGTGGTGCGTTTTCTGATGGAACTTCAACTACTGCAATTCAAGGTACATTGGATGTTCCAGTTCCAAGTGGTGCATCAAATATTGTATTAACAATTAATTATACAGGTGGCGGATCTCTTGCAAGTAGTTTTTCTCCAACTTCTACAGTAACTTTAATATTTACAAGCAGTGGAGGAGTAACTGCTACATCTAGTAATATTACTATACCTGCTCCTGGTAGTGGCCAGACTGGTACAGGAACGATACAAATTAACTATCCTGGCACATACAGTACATCAACTTACATAGCTAGCGATTCAATAACACAAACTATTTCTCCTAGCCCTACTCCTACACAATATGCAATGGGTGCGGCAGGTGCACCAGTATTCAGTATTCAGCAAGTAACTGATGGCACAGATAGTGGTTTTGCTCTAGCAGGAGCACCAGTATATCTTTACTGGAAAACAACTAATATGGTTTCTGGTTCGACTTATGGAAGTATGAATTTTACATATTCTCCATCGACACCTGTACTAACTTTTAATCAAAATCCAATATCTAATAGCGGTGTGGGCGATAATGAATCACCAAGCACATCTTATTATTTTACTTCTGCTACGACAGGATATCCTACTTCAGGTACAACGTATAGTATTACATTTAATGCTACATCCTATGCTGGAAAAACTAATTCTCCAGCACCGACTACAATTACAATTTATCCTCCAAATATTACATTTGTATCAGCGGCACTTAATAGTGGTTCTGGTATAACTTCTGGAAATATTACAGCAGTTCAAAGTACAGATACTGTAACAATTACTTGGTCAAAATCTGGTAGTTCTTACATGGGATCCAGTACTAAGGTAAATTTATATATTGGTTCAAGTTTAATCTCAGGAAGTCCCTTTACATCAACATTGTCCGGTAGTAATTATACTTTTACATTTACTCCTAGTTCGATAGTATCAAACCAAACAATATCAATATATCCTGTTAATGCGTATAATGCAGTAGGTGCGCAAGCAACTGGAGCTAGTCCAAGTATAACTGTAATTGCAGCACCAAGTTATGCGATTACTGCAACGGCTAGTCCTACTACGATTTACTATGGAAGTACTGGAAATATCATCACTGTTAATTTTACTGGAGTTGTGAATAGACAGTATAGTATTGTCGTTACACTTTTTGGCACAAATGCGTTTACTGCTTTTACCACTTCTGGTGTTGTAACTAACTTGGTCGTTGGAACAAATACAACAGTAACTGGCGGCTCTTTGAACTTTAGCTTTATATCGCCGTTAGTTAGATCAAATAATATAACAACTTCTACTGGTTCTGGCTCAATCAGTTTTACATTTAATCCGCCTAACTCTGGTAGTTCCAATTATATAAGTGGTTTACAATTTAGTTTATATGATGTATCTACTGGTAGTACAGTTGTCGGCCCAAGTACTGAAATTTATGTTACTTCTGCTCCTCAAATTTCTGGTGCAACATTCACAGCATCAACTCCAGGAACAAATGGCGATCCAAATGGTTTCCAAAGTGTATTATTATCTTGGCCAGTAGTAGCTAATGTTGCGTACTCTTATACACTAACGCTAACTGGGGCAACTTTTTATAGTGGAATTAATCTATATGGTGGTCCAGGTACTCCAACATTTAGTGCAACAGGTCAATATACTGGATTCTTTTCGGGTTCATCTGTATCAGGTAGTGCGTTTTCTGGAACAGTTAGTTCAACAACCGCATCAGGAACAATATCTGCATCAAGTCCTGGTTATAATGTTGGAATGGAATATTTTATTAATCCGGGTTATTCTGGTGCTAGTGTCTCTATAACTTTAGGAGCTACGGGATATTCTAATTTCACACAAACAATTGGTAGTTTAAGTAACTCTAAGTATACACCTAGTATTACAGGACCATCGCATGTTGGTATGAACTCCTCATTCCCAATAGTGTATCAAGGATTGCCTTCAGGTTCTCTTTCTTTTAGTTCAACTGCATGGATAGTAACAACTTCTTCTTACAATCCAACTTTCAATCCGTCTAGTAGTGGAGGATATGGTAATCAGGCAAACTCAGAATGGCCTACCGCAGGAAATACAGGTGGTGTTAGTGGAAGTGGTCCTACAATTACATCTACTGGAACTTACATTCTAGGCGGTCCGGTAGCTTATACTATGGTTGTTATTGCATCTTGGCCACCGTATTATAATTATGGACAAACTGCACCAGTGGTTGGAGGCGGCACTAGCCAATATCCAGCCAAGAGTAATCAGTGGGTAGTCACAGCATACCCTGCACCAACATTAAGTGTACCAAGTGTAACAGTTTCAAACATTTATAAAATGAACGCTACACAAAGTCAGCCTGCTGTAGCAGATTTGATTAATATAACTGCCAGTGTTTCAGGCTCGTATACTGGTGTTTATGTGGTCAACGATGCAGGAGAATTATATCGAGGAACAGGGTCAACATATCAGACCCGAGGAGGCAGTGGTTCTAATATTACCAACAACGGAACAGCACTAGACTATCCTCTCTCAGTATCCAGTGGAAATATTACTTCGGTAAATTTAGGATTTTTTACATACGAATCTTCAGGAACTTATGCTTTAGTGTTATTGGGAACCAGTGTTGATATCTCAGATTCGAATGCAATTTACAATGGTACATGGTATGGTGTACATGGCGGATCTGGAACAGAGGCAATTACTGAACAAGGAACTACAGTTACAGTTACTGCTGTTACTAATAGCTTTGTATTTGCAAATGATTCATCGGGAACTGGCGCAAGCCAAAATGGATTAACTCCTGCTCCTAATGCTCCTATTCATGCTATTTTAACCGGTGCTCCGGGCCATACTGTGAATATTAGTTCAGGAGGTGATACTCGTTACGGTTCTTCTGGTGTAAATATTACATTTGATGGTTCCGGTAATCTTAATTTTGAAATAGGAGATTACACAAGTGGATATCGTGGTGCTGCAACCAGTCCGTCTCAGTACAGTTATATTGCCAAATTTTATATAAATGACGGAAGTGGTAATGTATACACGACTAGTAACTATCAAACATTGACAGCAAGCTATACAACTACAACTCCGCCAGCAGCTCCAACTGTGTCGGCTAATGTTAGTGTTGGTAGTGTGAGCATTAATACAGGATTCACACTAGGATATACTTTAGGTGGAGGAACAGCAACTTCTGTAACTA